TATTGCTCCGCAATCATTCCCAAGCTATTTGTTTAACGAAGATTCTTGCATCTGGGAACCTCCAACACCTATGCCCAGAGACGATAAGTTTTACAACTGGGATGAAGACACAACATCTTGGGTTGAGCTGACATAATGGAAATTATTAGGAGAAGACTAATGTGTACTAACGAAAACTGTACTTGTGATCCTTACAGACTTCCCAGCTACAAAGCCAACACTTTAGGATAAACAATGCCACTCGTAGAAATCGACATCCCGGCCGGTGTATTTAACCACGGGACTGACTTAGACTCGTCTGGACGATGGCGAGATGCAAATTTTATCCGCTGGCAGAATGGCTCTGTACGTCCGATAGGAGGCTGGTCAACGCGCAAGTCATCCGCAACAGCGGTGGCGCCTAGAGGCTCTGTTGCGTGGGTAGATCATACTGATTCGCCACGCCTGGCGGTTGGTACGTTCAATAAACTGTATGCGCTGAACCAGGGGTCGGTAGTACAAGACATTACGCCGTCGAACTTCACTGTTGGTACGTTGGATGCGACTGATAATACTGGCTATGGCGGTCAGACCTACGGATCATATGCCTATGGTAATGCTCGCGTTAATGACGGCGTGCCACACAAGGTAACGACTTGGTCCCTCGATGCGTTTGGTCAGCATTTGGTAGCGTGCTCAAGCGATGATGGCAAAATCTATTTGTGGACCCTGAGCGGCACGGCTGCAGCGGTTGCGTTAACTAATGCGCCAATCAACAACAAAGCGATTATGGTAACCGACGAGCGTTTTATTTTCGCTCTTGCAACGGCGGCTAATCCGCAAAAAATAGCCTGGTGCGACCGTGAAAATAATACAACGTGGAGCCCTGCTGCGACTAATCAAGCTGGTGATATAGAGCTCCAAACAACTGGCGAAATCATGTGCGGTGTGCGCGTTAAAGGCTCTGCATTAATATTGACAACGCTCGATGCTCATACAGCAACGTATGCCGGTCCACCGTTTGTTTACTCATTTGATCGAGTTGGTACATCGTGCGGCGTTGTCTCACGCCAGGGCGCTGTTGCTGTTGATTCCGGTGCGTTCTGGATGGGCACAAGCGGATTCTTTCAGTTCGATGGCTCGACGGTCAAAGAGATGGCGTGCGATGTTTTAGATTATGTATTTAACGATTTTAACTCTGCGCAGCGATCAAAAGTCTGTGCAATAGATAACGCTCAGTTCGGTGAGGTCTGGTGGTTTTACCCGTCATCCTCTGCAACCGAAAACAACCGATATGTTGTCTATGATTATAAAGAGGGTCACTGGAATATCGGCACTCTGTCACGCACAACAGGCGTTGACGTTGGTTCTTTTCGATTCCCGCTTTGGTTCGACGCGAGCGGCAATCTATATAACCAAGAAAGCGGGTATTCGCACGATTCACCGCCGTTTGTTGAGAGCGGTCCAATCGCACTAGGGTCAGGTGAGAATCTAATGAAGGTCAATGAAATTATCCCAGATGAGCGATCGCAGGGGCAGTGTACGTTGACGTTTAAGAGCCGCTTTTACCCGAATGAGGCAGAGTCAAGTCATGGTCCGTTTACGCTTGCTAACCCCACAGGAGCGCGTTTTCAAGGCCGTCAAGTGCGTATGCGTATCAATGGGTCAGAAGTTGATTTCCGTGCTGGAAAGATGCGCTTAAACGTAGTTGAGGGCGGTAAGCGTTGAGCTTTCAGCTACCCCAGGCAATCGGTCCAGATTGGAAGCTATGGGGCCGCAAGCTAATTGATGTTTTATCTAGCACTCGATCACAACTAGTCTATTACGTCACTGGTGATTCGGCTGCGAGTGAAGGTGTCATTTTGTGGGACCGCACGGGCTACCCGGTGGTCACAAAGTCTAGTGCATTTCGACAGGTGCTGATGGGGGGAGGGTGTGGGCAGTTTTACGCGACTACAACGCAAACAGCAAGCCAGGCAAATATCGCTTACGCCATCACTTGGAACTCGGCGTCAACAATCGACGGTCTTGCAATCAACGGCTCGGACGCGACAAAGATTGATGTCTCAGAGGCGGGTTTACTTGAGATAAACGTGACGGCTCAAGCAAGCTCATCATCAAGTTACAACGGGTTTTTATGGGTGAATGTCAACGGGACCGATGGTTACGCGGTTAAAAAGGCAGTCAACGGCAGCGATATGATCACTCACACCGCGCTGGTCTCTGTCGCCGCTGGTAATTATTTAAGGGTGTTTTATGCCGTGTCCAACACGGGTCTCACTTTGCCAAATACAGCAGCTTCATCACCTATTCCAGCAATTCCTGCAGTGCAGGTCACGATTAACCGCGTTAAGCAATAGTGTCTCTAGCCGACGAGCTCAATCGGTGTAAGCCGTGGATTGATGGCGCCTTGGAATATTGCGGCGGCACGCATTTATATGAAGACATCGTTGATGGAATAACCACGGGTAGTTTGCAGTTTTGGCCTGCGCCAAATGGTTGTGCCGTCACAGAAATAATTATTTTTCCGCGCAAGAAAGTGTTCCATATTTTTCTTGCTGGCGGCGAAAAAGATCAGATTGTTGATATGGATGAGTCAGCGGTTCAGTTTGCAAAAATGCAGGGCTGCACATCAATGACAATTGCAGGCCGACGAGGCTGGGCGAGAGTCTTAAAGCAAAAAGGGTGGGCAGAGGCGTTCACGACACTTTCAAAGGAAATTTAATATGTCATCTGGTGGAAAAGGCGGGAGCCAATCAACAGTCCAAGAAATCCCATCGTGGATACAGCAACCTTCAATTCGCAATATGCAGCGAGCAGAGGATATGCAGCAAATTGGATATATGCCGTACTACGGCCCCGATGTTGCTGCTTTAACGCAACCTCAACAGCAAGCTATGCAGTCAAACATTGATGCTGCGTCTGCCTTTGGTCTTGTCGATCCTGGCATGAAAGCAATGGACGGTATGCCCGAGGCACAGGATTTTGGCGGGATTAGCGGATACTCGTCTGCGCCGATGTTTGAAATGGCTTTGTCTGAGATGCAACGAAAAGCGCCAGACTATGCAAAAAGATACGATGCACTGTACAACGGTAATTCGGGCGGCGGTCGTGGTTACAATTTAGCCAATATGTCTGGGCCGTTTGGCAACCTTGCGCAGTACGGGGATTTGCAACTGCCTACCGATTACAGCAATGTTGGCCCAACCCCGACATATCAGGACCAGGCAATGTATCCAGATACTGAAAAGTTTTATGCAGATCAAAAAGCACAGGCTGAAGCTGCTGCATTAGCGGCTGCACAAGAAGCGGCTGTAAAAGCGGCGGCAGACGAAGAGGAAAGACAGCGGCAAATAGATGCTGTTACGCCTCAATTTAACGGCTTTAATTTTGGAGGGCCACGATAATGGCCAACGGCGGCGCAACAGGACGGGGTCAAGCCCCCAATCACATGATGGCTCGGCAGGCTGGTAACCAGATGGCTAACCCAGCAACGCCATTTTCAATGACGCAAAATCAACAATTAACTACTGGCCCACAAAACCAAAATAATTTCGTACCACAGCCTAATTTTAACGGCCAGCCGCCGTACAGCAATCTTGCGCAGCCCAGCAACAATCAAATGGGCCAGAATGCAAATATTAGGGCAACTGAAGCATCGCTCAATCCGACTGGAGCATACTTGCGCCAGGGCGCTTACGGTCAAGGTAATCAATCCGGGGCATCAAATGGGCGCGGCATTGCAGATGGTCTTGGAGCTCTTGAAAGTTTTAATAATCAAGCCGGGCCATTAAATGGGTTTAGTAATGCTAATAGCAAACGGCAGGCAGAAATAGGATTAATGGAAAACACGCCTGAGTACCGGGACCTAGTAAAAAGATGGCAAGACTCAAAAGGCACTGACACTGATGCACAGAGTCAGTTGGATGCTATGCGCGCTCCGTTTGCCGTTGATCAATCCATTCAGAGTGAAACAAATACCGGAAACTCAAATGCGCAAGCGTCAAACCTTGGGTTTTCTGGAAATTTTGGTAATGGAATGTTTTCTTTGCCGTCAAATATGAGTGCTGTTTTTAACTCTCCGGGGTATCAGGCGCTTACGCAAGAATACACAACAATTATGCGCCAAAACCCCAATGATCCGCGTTTGAAAACGCTCCAAAGTCAAATGGCGGGTATGTTTGACAGCGGCAACGCAGTTGGCGCACAAGCTAACGATACAGCCGTAGATACAGACACAGGAATCGTAGCAGAGCAAACCGGCCAGACTACCGATGAAGTCGTAAGCGAAAACACGCAGCCTGCACCTGTGTATGCCACAATCGGGCCGGGTACTGCGCAGTTTGCGCCAAAAACAAAGATCGAAAGTTATCAAAATGAACTGCTCAAGGGTATGAACCTTAACGAGCAAGATCAGCTTAAACTGATGCAATACATCGAAAACGGCGCGAATAACGGATTTAATGCCAACAATCCATTTCCCAATTTAAGTGAGGGCTCAGAAGGCTCAAGGATTATGAGCCGTTTAGCTGAAGTCGGGCAGTACGATCAATTTATGTTCCGTGCGCCACCGCGCAACATCAATACAGAAGCCGCCGAGGGTATGTTTGATTCAATGGACGGCGCTCGCAACGAAATGAACTATGAGCCATCCACCATAACCGGGCCTGGTTATACAGCAAACAGCACAACTGGAACCGGGTACACGGCTAATACAGCGGGTTCGCAGGGCTATAATGCTAATACAGCGGGTTCGCAGGGCTATAATGCTAATACGGCTGCATCGAGAGGTTATGACGCGAATACTGCAGCATCACAAGGATATAACTCGCAAGGCTATCAAGGCGAAGGTTACAACGCTGCGCGCAGTAATGGCGTCGGTTATGACGCTGAACGCCTGGGCCGAGCCGAAGGATTTGCCGGGGCGCAGGTGGACTCGCGAGGCTACAATTCTGTTGACACTGGATCGCAAGGGTACGGTGCAACAAATTCTGGCTCACAAGGTTATCAAGCTAGTCAGGTTGGTAACTCCCCAACTGTTGGCGCCGATTTAGTTCGCGGCGGTTTATTGTCTGAGCTTGATTTAAATCAGTACATTAACCCGTATGAAAATCAAGTCGTTCAAAATACGATTTCAGACCTTGATCGATCACGCCAAATGCAGCAAGCGCAATCTGGCGCTCAGGCAAGTGCGGCAGGCGCTTTTGGAGGGTCACGGCAGGCGCTGCTTGAAGCCGAAAACAACCGCAATTATTTTGATCAAGTCGGTAAAACGACTAGTGGATTACGGCAACAAGGGTTTGAGAATGCACAGCAGTTAGCGCGATCGGACATTCAGACGATGCTGCAAGCTGATTTAGCAAATCAAGGCGCGCAGCTTCAAGGCGACAGTTTGTCTGCCAACCTTGAACAGCAGCGTATGCTTGCGAATCAAAATTCTGTTAACAACTCAGGGCAATTTAGCGCAGCGGCGTCTAACGCTGCCTCACTGCAAAACGCAAACTCGGCCAATCAAGCGAATCAGTTTAGCGCAAGTGCTGCGAACACGGCTGCGTTGGCTAACCAAGCCGCGAGAAACAATTCAAATCAGTTTGGCGCACAAGCCTTTAATACAGCAGAGGCGCAGCGATCATCTCAAGATCAAGCTGCGAGAATGTTTGGCGCACAGTCTAACAATCAATTCTCCTTAGCTAACCAGGCCGCAGGTAACAACGCCGCACAATTTGGCGCGCAAGCAACGAATACAAGTAACCTAGCCAACCAAGCCGCAGATAATGCAGCGATGCAATTTACTGCGCAGGCAAATAATACTGCTAATCAATTCGGCGCTAACGCAGCAAATCAAGCTAATCAGTTTGGTGCAACTGCTGCCAATGCTGCGCAACTTGCAAACGCTAATGCGCGTAATAACGCTGCACAATTTGGCTCACAGGCATTTAACTCTGCCGCCTTGGCTAACGCTAATTCGCTCAACAATGCCGGTCAGTTTGGCTCACAAGCGGCTAAT